TGATGAAGATAAAGAACTAGCAGATAAAGTCCAAGAATTTGTTGATGAACACGATTATGACCGTGAAGAAGATTGTTGGACAATGAACAAGGGTGGTTATGATGTTGATTCTGAAATTGTAAAAGAGTTTACAATGGAATCACCTAAATAATGAATGAAATGAGGATTATATTATGGCAGACTTTTTATGGGTGGAACAATACCGTCCTAAAACGATTGAAGAATGTATCTTACCTGAAGATACAAAAAAGACATTTACAGAATTTCTAAAGAAAAAAGAAATTCCTAATATGTTGTTATCAGGTAGTGCTGGTACAGGTAAAACTACCGTTGCACGTGCCTTGTGTGAACAATTAGGTGTTGATTATATCATCATTAATGGTTCAGATGAAGGTAGACACATTGATACGTTAAGAAACAAAATCAAAAACTTTGCTTCAACTGTATCGTTCAATACAGAATCAAAACATAAAGTAGTAATTATAGACGAGGCAGACTATATGAATGCTGAGTCTGTTCAACCTGCTTTACGTAACTTCATAGAAACATTTTACGAAAACTGTAGATTCATTATGACTTGTAACTATCCTTACAAGTTTATTGAACCATTACGTAGTAGAATGACACAGATTGACTTTAAGATAGTCAATGGTCAAAAGGTAAAGACAGCAAATGCTTTACTTACTAGACTAGGTAATATACTTGATGAACAGAAAATACCTTATGACAAGAAGGTCTTAGCAGAGTTAATTCAAAGATATTATCCAGACTTTAGAAAAACCATTAATGAACTACAAAGATATTCAGTTAATGGTAAGATAGATAGTGGTATCTTTTACAATCAAAAAGAGGCAGATTTAAAGACACTTTACAAATCATTAAAAGGTAAAGAGTTTGATAATATGCGAAAATGGGTTGTAAACAATTCAAGTGTGCAACCAGCAGACTTGTTTAAGACTATCTACTCATCATTAAAAGACTATCTTCAACCAACATCTATACCACAGGCAATACTTTTATTGGCAGGATATCAATATAAATCGGCATTTGTCGCTGACCAAGAGATAAATATGGTTGCCTGTTTAACAGAAATAATGGCAACTTGTAAGTTTAAGTAAGAGGATAGAATGGCGAGAAGAACATTTTTTAGAACTTTAATAGTGAAGTTGAGAATGTGGTATGCAGATATAAGAGGACATCACGGTAAACGTTGGGATTACGAACCAGGTGATTACTATATGGGCAACCACAAAGGTCACAGAAAACACGAAAAAAGATAATAACAAAACTTTTATATTATGTATGAATTGAAAGAATATTTAAAAGCAATCAATGAGTCTAAACAAGACTTGATGAATACTGGTGATGAGGCGTGGGCAAAGAAATATCCTGCGTATATAATTAACCGTTGTTTGTCTATGTTTTGGGATACACTTCCACAAGCAAATGAAATGAATGGTTATCACTTCCTAACCAATAAAGTACAGTTTCAATTTTTAATAAATAGTGTAAGAAAGAAAAAACGATTTGGCGGCAGATGGTTAAAGCAGTCCAAGTTGAAAGATTTAGAGTATGTAAAAGAGTATTTTGATTACAGCAATGAGAAAGCTAGAGAGGCTCTTAACATATTAACAAAAGAACAAATTGAAGTTATTAAAGAAACCTTGAATAAAGGTGGGAGAAAAAAATGAGTGAAGAAATACAATGGTCGCCTGATAATATGTTAGAGGTCACAATCAAACAACCAGACGATTTCCTAAAGGTTAGAGAAACTTTGACACGAATAGGTGTTGCAAGTCGTAAAGATAAAACACTATTTCAATCGTGTCATATATTACACAAACAAGGTAAATACTATATCGTACATTTTAAAGAACTTTTTGCTTTAGACGGCAAGAAGGCAACTTTAGTTGAAAATGATATACAAAGAAGAAATACAATCGCTATTTTATTACAAGACTGGAACTTAATTGATATAGTTAGAAAAGAAGACGCAGAAAATAAAGCGCCTTTAAGTCAGATTAAAGTTTTACCATTTAAAGAAAAAAAAGAATGGAACTTATCTGCTAAATATAACATAGGAAAAAAAGTCGTAAACGAAGATAGCGAAAATGCAAATACCGAAGTTTAAAGAATTTTTTGTAGAACAAGATTTAGAACGTAAAGAAAAACCTATTACGGTTGCTATTATTACAATAGCAGATTCTAAAGACCCTAAAGAAAATACAACTGCTGATCTTATACAAAAGGCGTGTAAGAAAAAAGGCATTAAGTGTATTATTGTAAATACAAAATCTACTATCATCACACAAAAAGACGAAGATAAAAATACTTTAACAGTTTACAATTATGATGGCAAAGGTGCTGAACACACCTTTGTAGGTAAAGATACAGTTTGTATAACAAGAGGTGGTGCTTTAGAAGATGAAGGTGGTTTATCTTTAATATCTGCTTTTCAAAATTCACAAGCATTTATGTTAAACACAAGAGCATCAATGCTTACGTGTGATAATAAATTAACTACAGCATTATTGTGTGAAAAGTTTGGAATACCTATTCCTAGAACTGCATATATTTCTAATGAGAAAAATTTAAAGACTGCTTTAGATATGGTGGGAGGTAAATTTCCTATCATATTAAAAACACTTACAGGAACACAAGGTGTTGGTGTTATTAAAGTAGAAAGTTATGATGGTCTTGTGGCAACTGCTCAGGCAATGTGGAAATTAAATGCTGAAATGTTGATACAAGAATATATGAAAACAGATTTTGACGTAAGAACTTTTGTGGTAGACAATAAGATATTTGCAAGTACAAAAAGAACTCACAGTAGTTATGACTTTAGATCAAACACACATAGAGGTGCTGAAGCAGAACCATACAAATTAAGTGATGAAGAAATAGAACTTGTTTTAAAAACTGCTAGAGTATCCAGAGCATATATGTGTGGCGTAGATCATATAATTTACAAAGGTAAACCATACATTTTAGAAATTAATGGTAGTCCAGGTTCAGGTGCAGATTACGAGGGTTATCAATACAAAGATTACTATTCGGATCCAGAACCTGCTGGTAGAATAGACGGTGAAACTATGATGTCATATGTCATAGATTGGGTGCAAGATAGAACTCATTGGGACAGACAATCACTTATAGAATGTGGTTGGTTAGAAACTATGGAAGTAGGTGAGTTAGGAAAAGTCAGAGCAAAATTTGATACAGGTAACGGTTCACTTGCTTGTGCCTTACACGCAGATGAAATTTTAGAATATAAAGGTAAAGTTGTTAAATGGAAGTATGATGGTAAAATTTATAGTAAACCTAAAAATGGTACAAGTGAAGTCTTTAGATCAAATGCAACTAACGAACCTTCAGAAACTAGACCTACAGTATTAATGGATATTACATTTAATGGATTTACTTACAAAGATATAGAAGTTGGTTTAGACCAAAGACCAAGATCAGGTTCAGACATATTGGTTAATAGAGAGTTAATGCGACAGATGAATGTTGCTGTTAATCCTAATAGAACGTTTGTGTTAAGTAAACGATTAAAACCAATAGAAAAAAAAGGCAAAGAAGATAAAGTCGGTTTTGAGAAGAAATAACATTGACATTTAAGTCAATGTGTGATATATTAATATAATAAGGAGAAATATTATGTCAGACGTGAAGATAATGAGACTCTCAACAGGAGAGGATATAATCGCAAAGATTATAGATAAGTCAGTAGAAACAACTAAACTAAAACAACCATTTGTAATTATACCACATCAACAAGGACCAGGTAAACCTGTACAATTGATGATGACTTTGTATAGTCCATATGCTGATAGTGAAGAAATTGAAATTAAAACATCAAATATAGTTTCAACTGTAAATCCAAAAAGAGAAATACTTGCTTCGTATCAACAAAACACAAGTAGAATATTAACACCAAAAGCAGATTTAATTACAGAAACATCTATACCTACTTTGAAAAAGTGATAACAGTAAACTTTATTAGGACAAACAATGAGAAAGTCCAAGTAAAGGTTCCTGCAGGATGGACTGTAATGGAAGCCGCTAGAGAGGCAAACTTGGAAGAAATACCTGCCACTTGTGGTGGGTGTTGTGCTTGTGGTACTTGCCACGTGTATGTTAACAATGCCTGGATTGACAAATTAGGCGAAATAGATTATAATACACCTGAACAAGAATTATTAGAATATGAAAAAGGATACAAAAAAGGTATAAGTAGATTGGGTTGTCAAGTAATGTTGACTAAAGAACTTGATAATATCACTTTACATTTATTAGATAATGAACTTTTATAAAAGTGTAATAGAACACCACGGTAAACTTCTTGTAAGAGGTGTACACGAGGGACAAGAGTATAAAGAGAAGATTGATTATAGTCCTACTCTTTATGCAATCTCACAAGAAGATACAGAATTTAAAACACTTACTGGTCAATGTTTAAAACCAATTAAGTTTGGTAGTATTAAAAAGGCAAGAGATTTCAAAAGAAGTTATAATACTGAAAATGCACCTATCTTTGGTATGGATCGTTATCAATATCAATACATTGCTGATGAATTTCCTAATGATATACAATTTTCAAAAGATCATATTAAAATATTTACACTTGACATAGAGTGTGGTGCAGAAAACGGTTTTCCTGATATTCAAAATCCTATTGAAGAACTATTAGCAATCACAGTTAAAAATCAATCTAACAAACAGATTATTACGTGGGGTACAGGTGAGTTTAAAACTGATAGAACAGATGTAACTTATATAAGATGTAAGTCCGAAAAGGCATTGATTATGGAGTTTATGAAGTTTTGGATGAAGAATTATCCAGATGTGATCACAGGTTGGAATACAAAGTTTTTTGATTTACCTTATCTATGCAATAGAATTAAATTACTTACAGATGAAAAGGTTGTAAGAAGATTATCGCCTTGGAATTTAGTAGGCACCGAAGAAATAGTTGTAAGAGGTAGATCACAATTACATTATACTTTATATGGTATTGCAATGTTAGATTACCTTGACTTATATAAAAAGTTTATACCAGCAAGACAAGAGA